TGGTCGCTGCGCACCTGACTGCGAGCCTCGATCACACCTACATCGGGCGCGAGTTCGACTTCTCACTGGCCCCGATGGTCCTTTCGGACCTCTCACCCGCCGAGCAGTCGGAGATGCAGGGCAGATTGGCCGACTTCACCGCCGATCTCTACAACTCGGGCGCCGAGTACAGCCGTGAGGCCCTAGTGGAGGCGCTCGCGTGACGTTTCTGGAAACCGTGATGGCCGAGTACAGCGCTATGCGGGCTCGATCCTTCGCAGGGGGCTACGAAGGGGTCACTCACGCCGGAATCGCCGTTGTCTCGGTCGATGGCCGCTCTGTCATGCTCGCACAGCGCTCATACGACGAGACCGACGACGAATCGGTGCGCGAGACGTGGGAGTTCCCCGGCGGGAGCCTCAATGAGGGCGAGCAGCCGTGGGAAGGGGCCGTTCGGGAGTTCTCCGAGGAGATCGGCTGGGGTGTTCCTCACGGTGGGGTCGTCGGAGGCTGGCGCAGCGACAACGGGGTCTATCAGGGCTTCGTCTACCGCGCTGACGTGGAACTGGACCTGACCAACTGGGCTCCGACAGAGGAATCGCAGGCAATCGGGTGGTTTACCCGCGATCAGGTCGAGAGCATGGACGATCTTCGTCCTGAGGTACGCGATCAGACCGACTGGTCTATGATCTTCGGAGTTTCTGGAAACGAGGACGACATGGACGACGAGGACTTCGCATCAGTCCTGTTCGCCTCCACCGGGCCGATCCCCGTCCACGGCGTGCTGGCCCCCGAGGAGGCTGAGTCCGGCGACTCCCGTGGGTTCAACGCCGGGGCCATGACCACCCGTCCGCTTCGTTTGCCGTTCTCCTACCAGAAGGTCAACGTCGAGGCCCACAACGGGTCGGTCGTCATCGGCTCGGTGGACCGGCTCATGCGCAAGGACGGGCTGATCCACTGGGAGGGGCTCCTCATGGAGTCCGCCGAGGCCGAGGAGTTCGCTGGGGTGCTGGCGTTCTTCTCCCGCTACGGCGTGTCCGTGGACGGTGACCGTGGCTCGATGGACAAGGCCAAGACCGAGGCCACTGGGGTCCTGTGGTTCGACGCGGTGCGGGCATCTGGCCTGACCGCCGTCCACATCCCCGCGTTCACGGAGGCGTACGTCGCCTTCGGTCCGCACCCCGACATGCCCGCTCCCGGTGACGAGGCTGCTCTCGTGGCAGCGGGTCTGGGGAGGCACGACATCGTGGGCGGGCAGCAGACCTTCGACCGGGGACCGGGGTGGATCACCAACCCCAAGGACACCAAGCGCATCCACGACTACTGGACCCGGCCCGGCGAGGAGGGCTACGAGAAGATCGCGTGGGGCACCGCTGGCGACTACCGCCGCTGCCGCCTGCTGGTGGGCGAGAAGATCGCAGAGAACTCCCCGACCAAGGTGCGCTTCCTCAACCAGATATGCGCGCAGTGGCACCACGACGCGCTCGGATACTGGCCCGGTGAACTCGGCAAGCCCGGGAACGCACCGAGCACTCCGGAGAACCGGCGCCGGGCTGCGACTCATGCGGCGCTGGTCGAGGAGATTGCCGAGTCCCGCGAGGACATCGTGGCCGTCGAGGAGAGTTCGGGGGATGCGTCCGAGTGGGAGGCTGTACTCGTGTCGAGTGCCGCTGGCACTCGGGTTCGTCCGCCGCTGTCCTACTTCCACGAGTACACCGGGGAGGACGGCGCCACCAACATTGATGAGCCCGACGAGAACGGCTTCCGTCGTACCTACGGCTACGCCGCCGAGTGGGGTGTGTGCCACATCGGCATGAACGGTCGGTGCGTCGAGCCGCCCCGCACCTACAGCAACGACTACCCCGGCTTCCACAAGGGCAAGACCAAGACCGACGAGGGCTACATCCACACGGGGGTGCTCACCTACGGCGTGGGTCACCGCGATGCCCAGACGATCCTGAACGAGTCGGCGGACGTGGCGTTCTTCGACAACCTCAAGAACGCATGGGCGGCTGTCCGGGTGGGCGAGAACGAGCGGGGTATCTGGTTCTCCGGGGTCGTGCTGCCGACCGTCCCCGAGGAGGACATCATCGCCATCGAGGCGAGCGGGCAGGTCTCGGGCGAGTGGCTGCACGACGAGATGCGCGCCTGCCTGACCGTCAACGTCCGGGGCTTCGAGGTCCAGCGGCCCAGCGTCGAGTACGACGAGGACGGCAACGTGCTGGCTCTGGCTGCCAGCGCCTTCAACAACCACGCCTGCGGAGAATCGCCCGCCGAACGCATGGCTGCACTGCGGCAGGTCGATGCCGAGGTGCGCTTCGAGGTTCTCCGGGCGCAGTTCTTCGCACAGGCGGACCACTGATGGCTTGCGGCTGCAAGCCGGTCGGGGGGCTGCACTACCTGTGGATTCCACCCGGCCAGTCCGCTGAGTCGGACGAGACGATGCTCTACGACAGCGAGATTCAGGCCAAGGCCAAGGTGATCCGGAAGGGTGGCTCGTACATCGAGATGGTCAAGACGCCGACCGGTCAATATCGAGTGAAGGTCTGAGCGGTTTCCAGAAACCGTATGCTATCTTTCCGACCGAAAGAGGTAGCCGAGGTGCCCTCGCCCCAGTTCATCACCCAGAACTCAGCACGAAGGGACACCTTGCCGTGAAGACCACGAACTTCTCCGCGATGACCGACGAGGAGCGCAAGGCTGCCTTCTCCGGTCTCGACTCCGACGCGCTGGCCGCAGCGATCACCGAGGCCAAGGACGAGGCCAAGACGCTGTTCGCGCTGACCGAGGTCACGACCGAGCAGGCTGACGAGGCCGAGGCGCTGATGGCGAGCATCGGTCACATGGAGGCCGAGGACGCCGAGCGCACTGCCGAGGCGGACAAGGCTGCTCAGCGGTTTGCCGCCGCTCGTGACGCTTTCGCTGCCTCCACGGAGCCCAGCGCCGACGACTCGGACGACAGCGCCGACGACTCGGACGACTCGGACGACACCGCCGACGCGGACGACACCGACGCTGACGACAGCGCGGACGACACCGACGCGGACGACGCTGCTGACAGCGCCGACAGTGCGGACGCCGACGCTGACAGCGCCGACGTAGCCGCTGGGGACGCCGTGACCACGGCTGCGGCTCGCCCGAGCCAGAAGGCCAAGGTCCCCGCGTCCAAGAAGGTCGCGGCAGCGACCAAGCGCCCGGACCGCAAGCGCACCCAGCCGGTGACCATCACCGCCGCTGCCGACGTGCCGGGGTTTGCTACGAGCGCCCCGCTCTCCGGCATGGAGGAGGTCACCAAGGCGCTGATGGGCCGCGTCAAGGGCTTCCAGCCGTTCAACCTGAACGCCGCCAAGGCGGCGCGTCAGGCGTCCGGCGGGAAGGCGGTCCTGAACAAGGTCGGCGTGGCCTCGTTCGGGCTGGACCGCCCGGCAGCGCTGGTGGCCTCCGGTACTCCGGGTCAGGAGTACGAGGCGATGAAGAACGCCATCGAGGACCACAAGAAGGCTGTTATCGCCACGCTGGACGCGGGGAAGACGCTGACCGCTGGCGCTCTGGTCGCCGCCGGGTGGTGCGCGCCGTCGCCGGTCGCGTACAACTACATCGCGGACTATGTGGTCGACGGCCTCCTCACGGTCCCCGAGGTCGGGGCTCCGCGCGGTGGCCTGATGACCACCACCGGTCCCGAGCGCTCCTCGCAGGATGAGGCGCTGGACGACTTCGGCTGGACCCAGACCGAGGCCGAGGCCGAGGCGCGGACGGTCAAGGAGTGCGAGGTCATCGTCTGCCCGGACTTCGAGGACAACCGGCTGGACGCCATCGGGTACTGCTACAAGATCCCGCTGCTCACGCAGAAGGCGTACCCGGAACTCATCACCGACGCCCTCAAGTTCGCCGGGGTGCTCTACGCGCACCGGTCGAACCGCCGGATGATCTCCGACATCGTGGGCATGTCCGACGCCGTGACGTTCAGCGGCTACGGACCGTCGATGACCGACTCGCTGGAGGCGCTGTCGCTGATCGCGGTGGCCGAGCGCCGTCGGTGGAACCTCGGTCAGAGCGCGGTCATGGAGGTCAAGGTCCCGGCGTTCGCGCTGGAGATCTACCGGGCCGACATCAGCCGCCGCAACGGCATCGCCAAGGACTCGGTGTCGGACGGCGACATCGCCCGGCACTTCGCGGACCGCAGGCTCGCCGTGGAGTACGTGGCGGACTGGCAGGAGATCAGCGTCCGCAGTGGCGCCCTCGTCCTGCCCGGCGCCTTCGACGTGCTCATCTACCCGGCTGGCACCTTCGTGACCGCCCGTGAGGACGTGATCTCCTTGCAGGGCGTCTACGACGCGGCCAGCCTGTCGGTCAACGAGTACACCGGCGTCTTCTTCGAGCAGGGGTACATGACCATCAAGGCGGGCTACGGCGCGTCTCAGGTCACCATCCCGATCAACACCGCAGGCGAGCAGGGTGCGCTCACCCTCAACGGCCTCGGTGACACCCTCGCGGGCGGCTCGTTCTGATCCGGTGGGGGCCGGGGTTTCCAGAAACCGGCCCCCTTCCGAACTGGAACGATCTAGGACACAGGAGGAGCAAGCGTGAGCGTGAAGTTCGCACAGGGCCGGGAGGTAGTCCGGCCCACCACCACGCCGCTCAAGTCCAGCGTGCTCGACCATGCCACCGTCGTAACCGAGAGTTCGTTCGGGCTCCGCAACAACATGGGGCTCTGGCCTTCCTACGCCTGTCTCGACATGACGGTCCCCACGGCTCTCTGCGCGGACCCCGGGTCGGTCAAGACCTTCGGGTTCGCCCCGTGGGTGCCTGCCGTCGAAGGTGCCGTCATGGGCGGGGTCCAGTGCAGCAACGTAGGTCTCGACCGGGACGACATGAAGGCCGAGGTCGCTCGGGTCTTCGCGTTGGCCGAGGGCAAGGGCGTCGAGCAACTGCTCCTCTACAACCGCTTCGTGGAGCGGGCCAACGGGTCGGACGAGGTTGGTCCGGAGTGGGACGCGCCGACCGACCTCACGCCATCCTCCGATGTCTCGCTGATGGTCGCCTTGGCCCTTCTGGAAGGGCACGCTGCGGCCAACTACGCCGGGGTCCCGACCATCCACATGCCCCGTGCAGCCGCCACCATGCTCGAAGGCAACGGGCTCATCGTGTGGGAAGGCGACTTGGCCTACACCAAGAACAAGTCCAAGGTCGCGATGGGTGGCGGCTACGACGACGAGGACATGCTGGCGAGCGGCGCGTGGACGATGTACGCGACCGGCGCCGTCTACGTCGAGCGGGCCGAGGACATCGGTGTCCACGACTACCCGATCCTGCCGGGGTTCGTGACCGCACAGGCAGCCGAGGACGGCTACGACGCGAACACCGATCCGAACCTGTTCACGGACAACACCCTGCTGGTGCTGGCCGAGCGGATGTTCCGGGTCGCGGTGGACTGCTTCACCGCTCAGGCCACGGGCACGGTGTTCTGATGCGCAGGCCAGCGCTGCCGCCACGACCCGAGAACTCTCTGAAGTTCAGTCCCGCCGACGTGTTCGTGCCCAACGACGGCGACCGGCAGAGCCTCGCCACCCTGCTGGTCGGCACCGCCGCCGAGTACAACCTCCCCCAGCGATCCATCCGGGCGACCGCGAGAGGCTTCTGGATCACTTCGGAACTCGCGGACATCATCTACGATGAGACCGTGCCCGAGCCCGAGCCCGAGAAGACTTCCGGGGACCTGCCCGAGAAGAACAAGAACAAGAGGGGTAACAAGCCATGACCGATCAGTGCTACGCGCAGGTCCGAGGAAGCGTCATCCGCGTGACCAAGGTCGACTCCTGCGGCAACCCGGACCCCGGTGACGCGGCGGTGGTCGTGTCCAAGCGCGTCTCCACGGTCACCATCGATGAGGTGACCGACGACGGCACCAACATCCGCGAGCGCAACTTCGCGGACGAACTGTGCATCGTGGACGACGCCTTCACGGAGGTGCTCGGATACACCGCCGACATCGCGCTGTGCGGGGTCGACCCGGCCCTCATCACGATGCTCACGGGCCAGCCGCTCGTGACCAACGCGGCGGGCGACGTGGTGGGCTTCGACGCCATGAGCCACATCGACCTCGACTCCTTCGGCTTCGCGCTGGAGGTCTGGTCGCGGATCGCGGGAGCGGCCTGCGACGTTTCTGGAAACCGGAAGTGGGGCTACACCCCCTTCCCGTTCCTCAAGGGCGGTCGCCTCGGCGGCTTCTCCTTCGAGAACGGCGCGGTGCAGTTCACGATCTCCGGAGCCCAGACCCGCGACGGTAACGGCTGGGGCGTCGGCCCGTACGACGTGGACCGCGACGAGAACGGTGACCCCGCTCCGCTCAACACCGCTCTCGACCCCAACACGCACTTCCGCAACGTCCTTGTCACGCTTGACCCGCCCGTCGCCTCGTGCGGCTCGTTCGCGCTGGCCTCGGTCTGATCGCTCGGGTGGCCCCGGTATCAACGGGGCCACCTGACAGAGGTTTCCAGAAACAGCCAGAGGAGGGTACGTGACCGCCTACCCGCCTCTCGGACTGACTCCGTGGGACACCGAACTCAAGGCTTATCTGGACGAGCGAGAGACCGCTGTTCTGGATCAGGCCGCTGCTCATCTGGACGAGCGAGAGCCCGATATTCTGGAGGAGGCTGCTACTCAGGCCGGTGTTCTGGCAGCGTCCGCCGTTCTGGCGAAGGCCGTTGTCCGCCTCAGCACCGCCACCGGGATCAATGGGAAGACGGTGGGGGTGACCACGCTCTACACAGTGCCGGGGTATGCCACGAGCGCGATCATTACCGGAGCCGTGGTTCGCTGTACTGCTGCCACTTCCATTACAGTGGCACCATCCCTCGGAATCACCGCGTCCGAGGGTAGTCCCGGCGGTATCTTCGCCATCGTCACGCTGACCGGGCTGACCACAACCGGCAAGATGTGGACCTTCGCATCGGCTGGGCTCGGTGTGGCTGCCGCTGCTGGTGTGAACATCATGGCTGAC